CAACCCATAGTAAGGTGGAGAAGTTACGCAACACTGAATTGAGTTTGTTTCTAGTGTGGGCAGGATGTCTATGCAGTCGCCTTGATAAATCATCAGCACAACCCGAACCTCTCGGCCAGCCGGGCGGCGCCGTAAATCGCTAAAAACGCCCAAACCCACAGAACCAGGGTCAGGCCGATAATCGTTGCCAGTCGTGATAATGCGCTCCATCTCTTCATGCTGCCTCCGTTGAAATGTTTAATTCACCAAGGAATTTCAGCTTATCTATTGCCCAATAAACCATCCCGGATTTTCCCCAGTTGTCGTGTCTGTGATTTTCGTTTTCAACGAGAAAACTTAAGTCGTTTCCAAACAAACCCTTTGGGCTTTCCGCCGGGCTGTCTTTTGCCTGCCCGCCACGATGACAAAAAATCAACCATACCGGCCATGCCGTTCTTTTCATTATTTCTTGATAGTGCTCATAGTGGCGCAAATCAATCCCAGTAACCCATCGGCCAGACAATCTATGCCAGCTAAACGCCGTCTTATGTTTTGCCTCAATCCAGTAAACCTTTTCGTGTTTAAAGATCATCATGTCCGTCCCGATGATTTCCTTGTCCGAGAAAAAAACAGCCGGGCCTTTCCCCTCGCAAATTTCCTTTTCGTAAATAGGAAGCACAGCGTACCCTTTGTTTAAAAAATATTTAGCGATGTAAGATTCGCCTATTTTCCCCATTCCCAGGGATTCAGCGAATGACGGCGACAAACCCATATTTTCCAAACTCGCTTCTAAACGCTTTAATGTCATTCCCGAAATATAGAAACGCCTGCCCCTGTAGTGGTGTCGCAGACGCTTTTTCAGGACTCCAAAACCTAAGCCGCGATTGCGGGAAACACACAGCCGCCGCCTTGTTTGCCAGAGATTGAAACCATTTTGTTTCAGTTGCGTTGTTGACTAAAACGATTGCCTGTTTTGTGTTTCCTGATTGAATTTCAGAGATGAGCTTGTTTGTAAATTCGTCGATTAAAGGATGTGCGTATGGCGGATTCATAAAGACGTTGCCTGTCCAGTCTTTGTTGCGCCCGTCATCGGCAACGGTGTAATATGTGGCCGCCTGAACGATTGTGTTTGCTATTTGAGATGATGCCGGATCAACGTCAATGCTCCCCATTACACTTTTCACCGCGTCAAGGTATTCCTTTGGCGTGTACCATTCGTTGTCACCGGAATTGTTGGAAACGTGCGCCCCGGTGTTCGCAAAATGCAGAATCCCCGCCGTGGTTAATTCGTTGAATGCGTTTTCTACATTCTGCTTTTTCTCGGCAATATGATTCTCAAATTTATCCTCTGGTATGCCTGCAATTTTCTGGTAAACGGATGATTGCTTGCGGGTAAGTCCAATGTCGGAAAGTGTTTTGGTGGGTTGTTCCTCTTTGGCACTACCCACATATTGATTTTTATGAAACGTGCCCTTTTCTGCCAACTCCCCTCTTTCCTGTCCTTCCTTAATCAGCCGCCCCAAAACACGCTGGGTTCTGATCTTCTGTTCGGCAATTATGTTTTGCAGTTCAGCGTCTTTCCTTTCTGCTTTCGCCCAGACCTCAATGGCGCGAACCTTGTTTAAATATTCAACCCCGCCCTCGATGCTTTTAATGCTCATCAGCATTTGTTGGGCGTTATCTCGTAACTGCAATGCGGTGTTTTCGTTGATTTGGCTCATCTGGCCTCCTGTTTTAAAGTTACATACCTGTTACTTTAAATTACTTAATGGTAAATGTCCGATACGGCACCCGAGCCAGAGGGATGCCCAGGGCACCGGCTATCTTCACAGCCTGTGGCTTTCTCGGAATCCTTTGGCCTGTGCTCCACATGGTGAGCGTAGACGGCAAAAAACCTTGAGATAGTAAATGCTTACGGTTTTTTTTGATTGCTTTTTTAAAAGATTCTTGCTTTTTCATGTTTTGTATTTTATTCTTTTCACTATATTGTGTCAAGCAAAAAAAATAATTCACATGGATGTAAATAATTCTTGACAATTAAAAATTTTTGAAATAGGATATAGCCGAATCATGAACCACCCCGAAGCTCCCGGCTTCAGGTTTGGGCGACCGATAAGCGGTCATAACGCAAACGCACCCGTTAAACCGCACGAAGCCACAAGGGACGTCCGATCAATGTCATCAGATCGGAACAGTAGGGTCAAAAGCCCGGATGCAAGGCAAGCACAAAAGGGAAACGGAGATGGGCAACACACTAAGCCCCGGATCGCCAAACAACAAACAAAAAGGAGAATATTATGAATGCAGGGTACACGCCTATCCTATTCCTAGCCGGTACTCAAGCCCGGCCACGTCCACCAAAACACCCTACCGGCATGAAGGCCGGATATACCCAAGTGTGTCTTGGTAAGGGCCGTAAAAGGCCGGTAGGGATAGGAGAATAGCGTTAATCGAAGCTCACACGAAGATTTACACACCAAAGGCGGATTAACCATGAAAAAGCATCTCATAAAAATCGGAAACCAGTTCGCCGAACTGATGGAAGAAGGAAAACCGGAAGAATGCACGATGGACACAAAGTCCATGCTGGCACTGGCCGCCATGCTGGTTGTGTTCCTCATTCTGGCGGCGGTGGCACCGTGACACAGCCAGAACTGAATTTCAATCCGTTGCCGAGGCCGGCAAGTGGATTAAACGAACTGAGCAACAAGGAATGCTTTTTCATCACAAAGAAAGAAGAAAAATAGAACAGCATTCATTTTTATAAACATTCCCGGCTCCCGTCGCCGGACACCAACCACGGGGATGATTTAAGAGGGCTGGCCGGGTGAGTATGACACCCGGTCAGCAAGTAAGGAAGGAGGAGAATGGAACACGCACTTTGGCTTGAAGAACGGCGCCGCGGCGTGGGGGGAAGCGACATTGCCGCAATTATGGGATTGTCGCCATTTAAGACAGCGTATCAGGTTTACCGGGAGAAACGCAAAGAAGTTGAAGATTGGCAAGGAAATGAATTGACGGACTGGGGCAAACGCTTAGAACCAGCGATCCGTCAGTGGTACTCCGACACCACCGGGCGCTCCGTGAGATTGCCGGACAAGATCATGTATCATCCAAAGCATCCGTTTATGCTCGCGTCTCTGGATGGTTTCACGGATGACGGGCGCGTGGTCGAGATCAAGACAGCCAGAAGCGGAAAGAACTGGGGCGAACCGGAAACGAATCAAATCCCCGATTATTATGCGGTGCAGGTCCACCACTACATGACCATCACAGGTTTTCAGGTGGCCGACATCCCGTCAGCATTGCCGGCGGATCACCGTCCCTTTACATTGTCGAGGCGGATAAAGAAATCAGTGAAATGATTATTGAAGCCTGCGCGAAGTTTTGGGAGCGCGTCCAGTCCGGCAACCCGCCCGACCCGGTCACCTATGCCGACGCCGTTGCGCGATTCGGGAAAAGTTCTTCGTCCGGGGCCGTAATTGCGTCGGGAAATACGATGATCGACCTTGAGGAACTGCGCAGCGTCCGCCAGCAAATGAAAGACCTGGCGGAACGTGAGGAGTTTTTAAAAGGGAATATTATAACCTTCATCGGAGAATCCGGCGACACGCTCATCAACGAATCCGGGGAAACCCTTCTCACCTATAAGCTGGCCAATGGCCGGAAGCTGTTTGATTCAAAGTCGCTCGAAAAGGAAATGCCTGAAGTTTATCAGAAATATCTCAAACAATCAGAACCGGCCCGCCGGTTTCTCGTTAAGTAACGAAAGGAGAATACAATGAACGGAAACATAGCACCAGCAATATATGACGCAGCACCAGTTTCAACTGTCCCCCAAAACAGTCAGGCATTGGTGGAAATCGAACAACAGCGGGCGATGGCAGAGGTCCAGAGCGCGATTGTCCTGGCTAAGAAATTCCGCCGCAACCAGATCGAGGCGATGGACCGGATCACAACAGCCTGTCAGCGCCCCGGACTCGCAGAGCAGGCCGTTTATGAGTACGCAAGGGGCGGTAACGCAATCTCCGGGCCGTCAATCAGACTGGCCGAAGCCCTCGCGCAGAATTGGGGCAACATCCAATTTGGCGTCAAGGAACTGGACCAGCGGAACGGTGTAAGCACGGTTCAGGCTTATGCTTGGGACATGGAAACCAATGTCCGGCAGGAAAAGACATTCCAGGTTAAGCACGAGCGCAGCACCAAAAAAGGTAAATATGCTCTGGAAGATTCCCGCGATATTTATGAAATGGTCGCCAACCAAGGAGCCAGAAGATTGCGGGCCTGTATCCTTGGGGTCATCCCCGGCGACGTGATTGATGCCGCCGTAGGACAGTGCGAAGAAACGCTCAAGGCCAAAGCAGACACCAGCCCGGAAGCTCTGAAAAAACTCGTTGAAGCCTTTGGGAATTACAAGGTCACAAAAGAGCAGATTGAAAAGCGCATTCAGCGGCGCCTGGACACCATTACACCGGCCCAGCTCATTCAGCTCCGCAAGATTTATAATAGCCTAAAAGACGGCATGAGCGGTCCTGCGGACTGGTTTGAAACGGTGGTTGTCACGTCAGACGACGATCCTCATCAGAAAACGGATCTGAAAACCCGATTGCGTGAAAAGGCGAAAGAAGCCGTCGCGCCGGATCCGGAAGCAGCTCCTGAAGAACACATTTACGCAAAAACGGAATGTCCCGATCACCCCGGCAACACCTACAACGCCGAATACTGCGCCTCCTGCGCCAAACGGCAAGGTTGTCCGGCCTGGTAATAACTCATACTCCTTACTTGCAACCTTTCAGGCCAGCCGGAGCCGCGTTAAGGAATCCGGCGCATAAAAACATGAGACTCAAAAACGGCAAATTATGCAGTTGCCCGGAATGCTCGCAAGACCATTGTGATGAGCTATGCAGGCAGGAATGGTACATGGAGAAGAGGCGTCGGAAGAATTTGCAAATCAGAGCCGACAAGCTTCTGCGTAGGCCATTAAAAGAGTGCAATTACTGCGGACGGCTTTACCTGCCAATCAAAAGT